TTTGTTTTTCGAGTACTGGAGATATGTTCAGTGGTAGAGCCATTTTCCTATATGCAAGTCGTGCATAGACAACAGATGCCCATTTTAAATGCATTGAAAAAGATCCAAGATATAAAAGCATGATAGCAATGGCAAAATTTGACATCATTGGACCATAACGCTTAGCGTCTGAGCTCTGTATCACTCCACCATTTATCAAGACTTTTGAGGAATTGGTATAAAATACCCGATCTTTCCTAGCTCTTTTAAGGAAATCAACACCAGTCTCTTTACCATACATACCACATATGAGTTCAGCATCGGTTAGTGAAATCCTTGAGTCAGTATCTGTGATCGAAATCTCACGGTTCTTATTTTCACCAAGCTTCGGATGATTAAAGAATATGGGCCTACTTATAAAGAGAAATCTAAATGTCTGATCCAACTTTGAGCAATAGTCATCGAAGCCCTTGACTACCATTGCTTCAGCAACTGTAGCCTTATGTAAGACACCATGTTCATCAACGTATGCTGAATGACGGACTGTTAGACTATCAACCAATCTCTTCGCAACATATCCCCTAGCATACCTCCTATCCCATTGAGATGCATCAGCCTTGAGATGTAAAGCATGACCTGATGCGAGACTACCAACAAAAGACCAACCGAATTTGCCACCAGTATCTATTGACATGCTTCCACGAAGACTTTTACGCAGATCGTTTGTGGTGATGCAACCACTTGAAAGTAGATTCAATTGACTCTGGAGGTCTTGGACACGCACCTGCATGGTTTCTTCAAGAAGCTGATGTTCTGAATGCAAGTCCTTAACACACTCAGCCATGTTTTTGATTGTGTCTGCAAAGTCTGCTGGCACGAAGTCTTTCCAATAGCTCTCTATCTGGGAAAACACTCTCGGTAAGCCAAGGATTGGACACTGATCATGGTATTGATCACGAACACTCCAATCTTCCAATATCTTGTTTAGTCTGACAAGGTATGCGACATCCGAATAATTGACTGGATTGACAATCTTATCAGCCATTGTGTCAAAGGGAGACGATGGTGATGCTAAAGAAGATGATAGATATCGTGATGTTAAGAATATCAAGCCTGAAGCCCAT